GGAACGAGAGCGACGAGGCATTGCATTATTTCGACCAGTCGTGGTTCAAGCAGCTGTGCCGTCTCGCGCTTGATTCCGTATACTGGGGACACTCGCTCATTGAGCTGGGAGACATCGTGCAGGACGGCGACGGGTGCGCTTGCTATAGTGGCGTTAGGCTCATACCGCGCAAACATGTCATTCCTGAATATGGACGTGTCGTGAGCGACCTTGGGCAAAGCTGGAACACGGGAATTGATTACCGCAAGCCGCCGTTTTCCAGCTGGCTCATAGAGGCGGGACAGCCAGACAATCTCGGGTTGTTCTTAAAAGCTGCGCAGCACACTATCCCAAAGAAAAATATGCTCGCTTTCTGGGACACCTTCGGCGAAATTTTCGGCATGCCCATGCGCATAGCTAAGACTGCCTCGCGTGATAGCAAGGAGATAGACCGGTTGAACCGCATGCTCATCGAGGCAGGTGCCTCGCAGACCGCCGTCATGCCACTCGACACCGAACTTGAGTTTATCGAATCCACACGTGGCGATGCTTACAATGTCTACAACCAGCGCGTGGATCGCTCCAACTCAGAACTCTCGAAACTCATCATCGGACAGACCATGACCATTGAGGACGGAAGCAGCCTCTCGCAAAGTCAGACCCACTTGCAGGTGTTCCAAAACCTTGTGGAAGAGGATGCCGATATGCTCAGGGATATCATCAACAATCAGCTCTTGCCACGCATGGTGGCGCATGGATTCCCACTCGAGGGATTCCGATTCGACTGGGACTACTCCGTTGATTTCACGCCGGAGCAGCAGGTGGCTTACGAAACGATGGTGGCTGACCGATACGAAGTGGATCCGGCTTACTTCGCTGAAAAGTATTCCATGCCAGTGGGAGAGCGTAGGAACAACATGCCTGTAATGGAGCCACAGGAAGACCCGGACGACAATTCCCGTACTAACGAGAAAAATAAAACTCGTTCCGATTCTCAAGTGCAGCCGCAAAACAACGACGACCAAAAAGGGAAGAGTGATGGTAAGAAACAACAGCAAAAGAACGTACACCATTTTTTCGCCCAGGCCCCGCAGGACGGGGCTCATTTAGACTGGTAGTCAACGACCTCTACTATGGGCACGAAGGAAAGTGCTGCCTCGCATCGACCGAAAAGGGCTTTGCGATGTCCGACGAAGTCATCGAACGTGCACTTCACAACATCTACAGGCGAAACTTCAATCCAAAAACCGACATCGAGCCGGCATTCTTCCACGCGTTCGTGTCCACACTCAACACCGCTGCCGACAAGGGAATCAGACAGGCTCAAAGGCCAGAAGACGACTTTCTCAACGCGCTGCGACACAACACAGCCGTATTCGCAGCGTTCAAGACGCACCGGCTGCAGAACGATGTCGCACGGCAGCTCATGGATTCAAACGGCAATCTAAAGCCGTTTGAACGGTGGAAAAACGATGTGCAGGACATTACCTCACACCAGTGCAAGGCATGGCTGCGAACGGAGTACGACACCGCCGTGCTCCGCGCAAGGCAAGCTGCCAACTGGCAGCAGTTCCAGCGAGAGAAAGATGTACTTCCAAACCTCGAGTGGATGCCATCCACATCACCCAACCCGGGAGCAGACCACATGCCTTTCTGGGGAACTATACTGCCCGTTGACCACCCCTTCTGGGAACAACACAGACCGGGAGACCGATGGAACTGCAAGTGCGACTTGCGCGCCACCGACAAACCCACAACCACGGTGCCCGCCGACCCGGCAAACGCCCACGACCCCCAGCCGGGGCTCGACAGCAACCCAGGCCGCACGGCGCAGCTCTTCGAACCATCGCACCCCTACATCGCAAATGCGTACCCGGGGGCCAGAGAGGCCGTCGAGAAAGCAGTAAGAAAAGAGGAATTTCAGGAAATCAAGAAAGAGGCAAGGAAAACCCTGCAGGGAACAACAATTTCACACCCGAAATTAAAAGGGAAAATCAAAATTTCAAGAAGAAGTATTGACGAATGGACAAACCAGCCGCACATACACTATCAGGAAAAAAACTTGATGATACTCTCTATAGGGAAAGTACTTCAAAACGCAAAGTATCTTGGGAAAAAGACCGATGTGTCACAAAAGGCGGGAACCAAGTTCGTACACATTTTCGAAATTGAAATCAAAGCCGACAAGAGTTGGATCATCGTCAAGGAGTATCAAGATGGTAGCATCATGCTCTACAGCGTTTCTGATAGCCCGAATGTACTCATAGGACTAAACAAAAAATAGCCTCAATGTCACGGCTGGAAATACAATCCAGCATAGACGTCAAGACTATTCTCACCGCAAATATAAGTAATAATTTCAAAACAACAAAATAAAATGAAGAAGAAATGTGATAAAAAAAAAGAGGACGCTAAAAAACGCCCTCGGGTGGTACACGGCTTGCGCCCTGTCCCTAACTTCTTGCGAAGCTGATGCAAATGTACACATTATTTCTCAAACGCTAAACAAAATGAGGAAAAAACAGCAAATACAAATAAAAAAGCACCAACCATGACACCCCAGCAGTTTCTACAGCTCCTACAGCAGTATAGCCGCGAGATAGAGCATGCCAGACAACGCACCCTGCCCGTCAAGGTCGGACGCATGGCAAAAGACCACTTCCAGGACAACTTCCGGAAGGGTGGGTTCGTTGACGGGGGACTGCATCCATGGCAGCGCACGCACAGACAGCAGTACGCGCACGGGGCCGGCAAACAGTATAAGCCGCTCATGTCATCACGGCAGAGCCTCTACGGATCCATAGCCTATGCGCCCACCGACGCAGCCGTAACCGTAGGTACATCCGTACCATACGCCGACATACACAATTCAGGTGGAGACATCGTAGTAACAAAAAGAATGAAACGATTCTTCTGGGCAAAGTTCCGGGAGGAAAACGGAGACTCGTGGGCAAGGAAACACAAGAATTCCGAGGCCGACTTCTGGTACCACATGGCACAAAAGCCAGTAGGCTCAACCATACACATACCGCAGCGGCAGTTCATTGGAGAAAGCCGCGAGCTGGACAAGAAAATCGAAGAGGCCATTAACAAGGAAGTCGAAGACATCATAAGCAAATAAAAAAACGGACGGCTGACCTATGGCCAGCCCCCGCAGTCGACGAATCGGTAGTCATTAGCTACGGAATCGTCACTGCAAATATTGGAAATAATTTTTTAATTTCAAAGTATACAGAAGTAAGATTTCGGAAGAAGCTCATTGGAGTAATAATAAGCCATATTTTTCAACAAAAAGCTGGGCAAAGAATAATACAAACGATGCCTTTTATCACCATAACATTATTGATAAAACTATGAATGGTATAATGTTGTAAAGAAACATTCGGGGGAGAAAAATAAAAAGCCCCCGGCCTGTTAATAGTCATCTCACCTACATATTAAAGCAATACGAAGTACCGCACGACTGGGGGCCAATACCCTCGTTGCGGTACTTCTTTTTGCGTTTATGTAAGTGAGATATTGCAAAGATACAAAATATTATAATGATGAAGATAATTGAGGTCTTGAAATTTAACAGGGAGCTGATAAAAAGGCTCAAAATAGCGGGAATACGCCTGGAAGACGAAGAGTTTGTGGACTTATATACAGATTACACCAACTTGCTGAAGCGTGGGGAGAAAGTATCATATATTGTTGCCCTGCTTTCGGAAAGGTATGCGGTGAGCGAGCGTAAAGTGTACACACTCATCAAGCGATTCAAAAGTGACTGCAAACCGCTTGCAGTATGATTTGGTGAGATTGTTCTTCTGCTTCACCGAATATGACAACCTTTGTCGCACAAAATAAGTGCGATAATGAGAAAACAACATCTTTCAGCACCGCTTCCATTCCAGGGACAGAAGCGGATGTTTGCCCGGGAGTACATTAAGGTACTCCAGCAGTACCCTGACGGTACAACCTTCGTGGATTTATTTGGCGGCAGCGGTCTGTTGTCGCATATCGCCAAGTGTCAGAAGCCGAACTCCACCGTTGTGTATAATGACTTTGACGGCTATCGTAAACGGCTGGAAGCCTTACCCCAAACGAATGCCTTGCTTTCAGAATTACGGACAATAGTGGATGTGCCACGCCACAAGGCTATCATAGGTACACAGCGCGAACAGGTACTGTCGTGTATCCGCAAGCATGAGCGTACCCACGGGTATGTGGATTATATCACGTTGTCTTCATCTATTTTGTTTTCAATGAAGTATGCCACGGAATATTCAGACCTGGAGAAAGATACTTTATATAATAACATCAAGGGAGTGGATTACCCACCCTGCGACGACTATCTCGATGGGCTGACCATTACCTCCTGCGATTATAAGGAAGTATTTGAGCGTTACAAGGACGTACCTGGCGTTGTGTTCCTCGTCGATCCGCCCTATCTGAGCACGGACAGCAAGACCTACAGAATGTATTGGAAACTGTCCGATTACCTTGATGTGCTGACAGTTCTCGCTGGGCATAGATTCATCTATTTCACCTCGAACAAATCCTCCGTCATAGAGCTGTGCGACTGGATGGGAAATCACCCTAACCTTGGCAACCCTTTCAGGAACTGCCACCGCAAGGAGTTCAACGCTCACATGAATTACAGTTCGTCCTACACGGACATCATGCTCTATACGGATGTTGCTTGAATAACATTCTAATACCGTTTGAACGATGAACAAATACTATCAGATACTGAACAAGATCCTGGAACAAGGAAAAACTCAGACCAACAAGAAAGGCAATATCCGTTACGTGCTCAATGAGCAACTTTCATTGTCGCCTGCTGACTTGCTCGATATATTCGAGAGCCACGGCATAGCCAGAAAGAAACTGAAGAACGAACTCCAACTCTTTATGCAGGGTGAGCGGCAAGTGGAGAAATACCGCGAGGTAGGCATAAACTGGTGGGACTATTGTGGCTCCGTGCTCGTCAATAGTTATCCCACCTACTTTGAGAAGCTGCCGCCATTGTTAGCGAGGATAAACCGTGAGAAGCGGAACAGCAAGAATTATGTATTGTTCCTTGGTGAAACAGGTGCGGAGAGCAACCAGGCACCATGCCTCAGCCTTGTACAATTTCAAATTGACAAAGGTGAGCTGATATTGTCAGCCTACCAGCGAAGCAGTGATGCGAACCTTGGACTGCCAGCAGATATATACCACCTCTATCTCATGGCACGCCAGATAGACCTACCATTGAAGAACATCACACTGAATCTCGGAAATGTACACATATACGAGAACAATTTAGAGCGAACAAGGCTACTGCTTGATGGTGATGAGAACGTGAAGTTCGACTTAAATGTGTGAGATTTTTATGATTAAGAAACTTAAAACGCCCCAGAGTCTTCTGAGGCGTTTTTAAGTTATGTGTGGGGAAGTCGAAAAAAGAACATTTCGTTTTACGAAACACATCGCTTCGTTTTGTTTTTTCGGAACGTTTCGTTTTGCGGATTATAATTAGAGACAAAGATGGCAACATGTGGAAATCTTCAGCGCATTGGCGTGGCATGCACTGGACTGTGAACATGACNGTCAGGGAGTCTTGGAGTTCCAAGCAGGAAGTCTATTCAGAAGTGTTTGACTCCGAGTCTATGGATGAGAATACTTTCAAGAAAAGAATGGATAATCAGCTCAAATACTACAACAGCTTAGAGAGTGACAAAGAACCCTCTCAGCAAGTTGTTTACAAGTTAGGCTACGATGCTCCTAAATACTACACAATGGCAGATGAGAACAAGATGAAAGGTTGNAATTCCGCTGTGTTCTCCGCCAGCTGTGCCGACGGCTCTACCCTTGCAGAAGGGTCCTTCAACTGGAAGGAGAACGGTAATCAGGGAAAGCATCTGGAAGATCCCAAGTCAAAGAATTTTGCCATGGTAGCCTCTCCTAAGTCTGGCAACGATGATATCAAGATGCTGCAAAAAAAGAAGTTAGAATATCAAGCCGATATNAAGAATATTAATGAGCAAATCCGTTCCATGGATAGGGAGATGAGAGCCTTGATAGAGCAGATAAAACAAGCCAAAATGGCACATGATGAGAACAAGGTTTCCGAGCTACGTTCACNTTATGAAACCATTAGTAAAAATCAGGCAGCTTCAAAACGTCAGCTTTCGCAGATACAGTCTTATCTTGGTAAGATAAANACTGCCATATCAGAATATTATAAAGATCTTACTGAGGACAATGGAGATCCTTATCGTATTCCTGCAAACATGAGAGAATTAGAAGGGCTTTACAAGCTATCCTGGCAGGATGACGGAGAGTGGACCAATGGTGACAATAAATATATTTTCGTNCGTCATGCTTATTGTGCACAGGTAAAGAGTGAGGTAACTTACACCGCCACTCTCACGTTATCTCAACCTCCAAGTTATCTTATACCTTGGTTTGGATGGAATCTTATAAGGATTCACCGTGCCATATTGAGCGTCGACTACAAGCTCTCTGCTTCTTTTTCTTCAGAGAATATCATAGAGACTATGAAACTTGACGTGAANCTATCGGAGAAAGAGCGTGCAGCAAAGGTCAACGAGCGTCAAAAGCAATTGATGGAAGACATGCCTGACTGTTCTATTTCGGTAAGATACAACTATGCCAAGAACTTGGCAAANGAAGAAGACCCAGATGCCATTCANTTGCTTTGGGCCAGCGATCGTTTAGATGTGGCCAGAAACGTGGAATACCAACTTAGNTTAATCTATTCCCAGCTGGTTCTTTTGGAAAAAGTCATGAATGATCGTCAGACCATCAAGGATTTCTTGACCAATCACATCTTCAACCCCATTACAAGAAAGTCACGAGGAACTATTGCCGAGTATGCGCTGCAACGGTGGAACGATGCAAGTGACAAAGCCAAGAAGACTTCCGCAAGTACCTCTTTACAAAACAACACCACAACAAGCGAAAATTAAGGCATAGCATAAATAATAGAAAACATGAATAAATTGGTATACATACTGGTGATGAGCCTTTGTCTTCTATTTATTCCGAGTGAAGTCAAGGCATTAGATTTCCCGACCGATCCCGTCTCGTTGGAAGCAATGATCCATAACCACAAGACCGTCAGGGCTATGTTGGAATTGCGTACCCTTGCCGAGGAAGGCGTGATTANTTATCATGAAAAGAGTATGCACTCTATGGAAGATTACGCTGCGGTCAACAAGAAGTTGGACAAATATAGAAAGTGTTTCAATATTATCAACCTCATTTTGANCTCAACCGCCACTGGCTTCCATGCTTNTAACAGTTTTAANAGTTGCAAGAGTAATCTCGAAGCCTATTATGATCTATTGAATACCTACAACAAGGAAATCCTCCAACATGGAGCCATCTGGACAAGCGACACCATAATCATCAAAGCCAGTCAACGAGCCGTCGAGGGTGTTTATCATGGAGCTTCACAGCTATGGAAGTCCTACTCTGAATTAGCCGAAATTATGACTGGTGTAAGAAATTGTACCACTTCGGATTTAATGACCATTTTGGGTGATATCAACAATTCCATTGACGAGATAGACGNCAGCATCAGACGTTCCTACACGGAGTTATGGGCATATATGACTGTCCGGATGGGNTTTTGGAAAAAAGAAATATTCATGGCAANAAGCATCAAGGATATTGCCAACGATGCTTTGGGGCGTTGGCTTGGTAACTCCATCCAAGCATTTGAATGTCTGGAGCAACATCGCTCATTNCAACATGCCCCCTTAGGCGGTGGCGGNATCATCGGNGGCAGAAGCTGGCATTAAACATAAAAGAATACCTATCATGCAAAGAAATAGAATCATC